ATGGCTCTTCCAGCTGCTGGTCTCCTAGGACCCCTCGCCGTGTTACAGGTGGGATATTTCTTGTGGACAAAAATACAAGAAATAGGAAAGACTGTAGATTGGTGGTGGATTTCTCTCAGTTCTCCAGGGGGCCCGACAGGGTGCGGTGGCCAAAATTCGCTGTCCCCAACCTCCAATCACTCACCAATCTCCTGTCCAGTGACCTGCAGTGGCTATCGTTGGATGTGTCTGCGGCGTTTTATCATATACCTCTTGTTCCTGCTGCTAGTCCTCACCTTCTTGTTGGTTCTCCTGGACTGGTGGGGACTCTTGCCAGTATGTCCATTCATGCCTGTAGCAGGGGAGAGAACCATCAACTGCAGGACCTGCACCACTTCTGCCGCAGAAGCACCTTGGAGACCCTTATGCTGCTGCATACTGAATACGGGAGGAAATTGCACTTGTACTCCCATCCCATCGTCATGGGCTTTAGGAAAATACCTATGGGAGTTGGCCTCTCACCATTTCTCCTGGCTCAGTTTACTTCAGCAATTTGCTCTGTGGTTCGCAGGACTTTCAAGCACTGCGTGGCTTTTGCTTATATGGATGATGTGGTATTGGGGGCCAGGACTCTTTCCCATCTTGAGTCCATTTATACCAGCTGTGTTAATCTTTTGGTATCTCTGGGCATAAAGTTAAACCCAGAGAAAACCAAGTGGTGGGGCCCCTCATTACATTTTATGGGTCTAGTAATTAATGCTTCTGGATCAATGCCCCAACCACAGCATGTGTCTAAAGGGTTAACAATGCTCAAAAAATTACCAATCAATAGACCTCTGGACTATAAAATTATGCAAAGAGTCACAGGCCTGTTAGGCTTTTTGGCTCCTTTTACTATGTTTGGTTACCCATTAATCAAACCTATGTACACAGATTCGGCCTTTGTACTATCTGCTCTGTATAAACAATGTCTGATTTGGGCTTATTCCAATCTATTACCCGTTGCTAGGCAACGTCCTGGCATTTGCGTGACGTATGCAGACGCCACCCCTTCCGGTTGGGGATGGGTTTCTGCTTACTCATTTCAAGTGCAAGCTGGCTCTTTTGCCACACCGCTTCCGATCTTTGTTGCTGAAACCATAGCAGCGCTGCTGGCCAGGCTTGCTACTGGTGCACGGATCCTTGGTGTGGACAATCAGGCTGTTGCCTCCGGGAAATACACCAAATTGCCATGGCTGCTCGGATGCTTTGCCACTATGATACTGCGCGGGACATCCTTCATCTACGTCCCCTCCGAGGCCAATCCAGCGGACCTGCCCTCGCGGGGACTCCTGCCGCACAGGCTGCGTCGCCTCCACCTCCGGTTTCGCCCGACCACCGGCCGGACCTCTCTCTACGCGCCCTGCCTGCCTGTGCCACCTCGGACGCCGGACCGTGTGTCCTTCGCTTCACCTCTGCAGACCTACGAAGGTTGGCAACCCCCGTGAACATCTGTCACTCATTAACAAGAAGAACCCGGGGGCATCCGTGGACTTTGAACAACATGGACTCGTGGACTTGGTTAATGATTAACAGGGAGGTGGGACCTAGGATTGAATATGTATTAGTTGCTGGGGGCTGCAGGCATAAATTGCAATGATGAGACTGCAATTGTATCTTTTTCACCTCTGCCTGTTCCTTTGTTCCTCCCCTACTTTTCAAGCCCCGGAGCTGTGCCTTCGGTGGCTTTGGGGGATGGAAAACCTTGAAAGACTTGACATCTATAAAGAATTTGGAGTCTCTGATGTCTTGGTGTCTTTCTTACCTGATGATTTTTTTCCTACTTTACAGCAACTTTTGGAATCAGTGAATGCCCTATATGAGGATGAACTCACTGGGCCTAATCACTGTTCTCCCCATCATACTGCCTTAAGGCACTTGATTATGTGTGGGGTAGAATTAAGAGATTTTATTGATTGGATGCATGAACAGGGGTTGTCCCCTGATGCAGATGCTCTATTGGCTGGTTACCTTCGATCCAAATATCTTAAACATATTACCAAGGCTATTTGGTATCATTTAAGCTGTTTGACCTTTGGTAAGCAAACAGTGCATGAATACCTTGTATCCTTTGGCACCTGGATCAGAACCCCAGCTGCATATAGACCAGTGAATGCACCCATTCTCACCACTCTTCCGGAAACTTCGGTTATCAGAAGAAGACCTGCCTCCAGAAGATCTACTCCCTCTCCTCGCAGACGCAGATCTCAATCACCGCGCCGCCGCCGCTCTCCATCTCCAAGACCAGCAAGCAATTGCTGATATTCCATGGACTCACAAGGTAAATGACTTGCTGGGACTTTACCACCAAAAATCATATTTATACAACCCAGACTGGAAAGTCCCTTCCTTTGATGACATTCATGTAAGGGAAGATTTAATAGATTATTTGGACAAATTTTTTGGCCCTTTATTGCCTGGTGAGAAAAGGAAACTAAAATTGACTTTTCCAGCCAGGTTTTTTCCCAGGAAAACTAAATATCTGCCCTTATCTAAAGCCATCAAGAAGCATTATCCTGAGCATCTGTTAGGACATTTTTTCAAGTGTGTCCATCATCTGTGGGTGCTGTGGGAGGCAGGCATCCTCTACAAAAGAGAGGGCACTCATTTATTATCTTTTCAAGGTCTTCCTTATCCCTGGGAACAAAGACATCATGGGCCTCAATCAGTCTGTCCCAAATCCTCTGGGATTTCTCCCGGAGCATCAGTTACCATGGCCTCCAACCTCCCAAGAAGATTGGGACATGTCAGGGGGCAAGAAAGACCCTTGGCCTCAAGCTCACCAAGTAGGGGCAGGGGCTTTTGGCCCAGGTTTGGTGCCCCCTCATGGAGGCCTACTGGGTTGGTCCCAAATGGCGACCTCAGGTTATATAACCAATCAACCATTAGCCAAAAACAAACAGTCTCCACCTTCAAGAAAGGCCAATCGGCAGCCAGCCCCAGCCAATGTCAAACCAGGTACTACCAGGTTAAAGGACAAAATGAATATCACAGCTCTGAAAGAAAACCCAGAGGTTCAGAAGCTGTTTGCTGGTGGCTTTCCTTCTTTTCTACCACTGCCTGTGGAGACCACTGCCTCAGACACTTCATCACCAACTGGGACAGGGCCTACTGGGGCCCCTGCACACAGC